GCAGTTGCTTTAAGTAATGCTAGAAAAGTAACAATTACGTCTGGTGGCGATGATGATGAAATTTCATTCACTATCGTAGGCACCGACATTAATGGTACTGCTCAGACAGAGGCACTTACTGGAGCTAATGCAGGTGTTGCTACAAGTGCGGCATTTTTTCTTACGATTGCAAGCATAACTGCGGTCGGAGATCCTGCTGGAACCGTCAAGGCTGGTATTAGTGGTGATTCTTCAGACATTATCTTTGCCGGTAGGGCTAGGTTGAAGGGCGCATATTTAACAAGCACTGCAACGGCTGGGACGGTGGACTTTTTGACCGCATCAACGGCAGGTACGAGCCTGTTTAAGATAAGTTCTGTTGCTTCTGCTACAGCGACAAGAGACGTTGTCGTACCAGAGAATGGGGTGGTTTTTTCGGAAGGCATCTACATTCAGTATACGGTTTCAACGTTCTTAACCCTGACAGTGTTCCATGCATAATGGCTGATACAAGCGACGTAAAAAGATCCAAGGCTGGACGACTGACCTATTCGGGACAGTCCTTCCCCGGCTATAACAAGCAGGTTCGCACCCCCGGCGAAAACAAGAAGTTCAAAGTTTTGGCTAAGAAGGGCGATCAGGTCAAGATTGTTCGTTACGGCGATCCAAAAATGAGCATCAAAAAGGATCAGCCCAAAAACCGGGCAAGCTTTCGAGCTCGTCACAACTGCGAAGCGGTGCAAAAGAAAAAAGACGTTTTTACAGCAGCCTATTGGTCGTGCAAAAATTGGTAGAATGATATGAGTCAAATGGCAGGAGATCATGCTTCAGAAATGATGGCGGCAGCGTCCCGGCGCAGAGATAGGGACCGAGCTACAGGCGGGTTGTTTTCAAAACTTAGTGATTTTGCAAATAGAACGCAAGCGCCAAAAAATGTTCCACCGATGAGCGGCTCAGACTTCCAAAAAGGCGGCGGCTTTATGGGCGGCATTCTTGATACGGTACGAGATGCGCGGTTAAAAGATTATATAAGAAACGACCCTTTCGAGGGTAGGATGGCAGTTAGGCCACCTCCTGTTATAGATAATCGTCCGATAAAAGATAGGTTAACCGAAGCAATGAAAAGCAAAGATAGCGGCATTTTACCCGGAGGGAATTTACCTTTATTTCCTGATAACAAAAAAAGATTTCCCTTTCCACCAATGGGTGGTGATCAAAGTCAGTTGAACAGCAACTTAAATGCCGATCAACAAGCGTATTTTGGTGGCTCAAGCCCGTATAAAGAGATGGGCGATTACCTAATGAACCGCCCGGTATTTGACCGTGGAGAAAGGTCTGACGACCCAATGACCCAGTTTCAATACAAAGACCCAGCGGTTGGCGGCATTGAACAAATGCAAAAACAGTACGAAGATTTAATGCGTCAAGCTCAGGAGCAACAAACCGCTCAAACCGATGATCGGCAGGCGTTATTAGACAGAATTTCTGCATTAGAAGGTCGCCCACAACAACCTGCGATTGACATGGATGCAATGAGACAGCAGATAAGGGAAGAGGTTATGGCTGGACTGCCAGCGGCTGCACCTGTGGCTGCACCAGCGCCTGCACCTGTGGCTGCACCAGCCACTGAGGCAGAGATTGTAGCCAACATACAAAACAATATGTACGGTCAAGGTATTGGTGGCGAGGGTGGCTTTATCCCTGCTGCACCAATGACTTCAGAAGAAATCATGGCGGACATACAAAACAATATGTACGGCGAAGGCTTTGATGTTAATGAGGGGTATGGTTCTGCTGCGCCAGCACTCCCAGCTTATGGTCGCAGAGGGCTGTCTGCAAGACGACCTGAGCCTATGCCGTCTGCCCCTGATGGAAGGCGCAGAGGGGACGGAGTTTTTAACACGGTAGTAGGTGGGTATACACCTAGCCCTGCTCCAGTAGCTGCACCGGCACCTACGCCGGGTATGCCTGATCTGGAAGCGATTCGCAGAAGTATTGGCAGAATTGGTATAGGCGGAATGTTTTAATGGCAACACCTAAAAACGTGGCAAACCCGAAGCTCTATGCCAAGGCAAAGGCTAAGGCTAGGGCAAAATTTGACGTATATCCCAGTGCGTATTCTAACGGCTATATGGTGCAAGAATACAAGCGCATGGGCGGCAAATACAAAGGCGCAACAGGCGGAGAAGTTACCTTGAATGAGAAGAAAAGCGATCTGAATAAAGATGGCAAGCTTAGTCGTTACGAGCGCAAGCGTGGACAAGCCATAGCTAAGAACATGAACCTTGGCGGAACCGTTATGGTTCAGGGACGCGGCTGTGGAGCAATTATGCCAAGCAAACAAAAAAAGACGCGGGTTCCAAGTGAGTAAAAAGCGCGGTTTGGACAAATGGTTTGGCTCAGAAAACTGGGTTGATATTTCAGCGCCAAAAGAAGGCGGAGGATTTGAGCCATGTGGTCGAAAAAGCGCCAAAGATTCTGATCGAGGATACCCAAAATGTGTTCCCTCAGATAAAGCCCGTAGTATGAGTAAGAAAGAAATTTCTTCGGCGGTTAGTAGAAAAAGAAATAAAAAACAAGGCGTTGGAGGTAAACCTACCAACGTCAAAACCTTTGCAAAAGATGGCGGTAAAATTATGAAAAGCAAAATGAGCACTAAAGGCGGTATGAAAGGCGGCATGATGAAGACCAAAGGGTATGCTAAAGGCGGTGCATCAAAGGGCGGCATGATGAAGACCAAAGGGTATGCTAAAGGCGGCGCACCAAAGGGCGGAATGATGAAGACCAAAGGGTACGCTAAAGGCGGTGCATCAAAGGGCGGAGCTTCAAACTTTAGAAAGCCGTCGTCACAAAAGACTGGTTTGTATGGCTCTAGATAGTGGCTTACCTTCAAAGCAACATTCCGCATTTTAAATGCTGGGTGAGGAAGGAATACACTCACAACCATGAGAAGTATCATGGTGAATTTATACACGCAATGGCTATCGCAGTTACGACGATGCCATCAAGATGTTTGAGCTTCCAGTTAATTTTTACTGGCGCTGAAAGTTATGACGATGATGACGAGCAAAATGTGCATGGCGGGGCTATGTGGGCAAGGATGCCCATCACAGCGTTGGTTGCCGATACAGCGTTTGAAGCGTGGCCTGAGCCAATGCCTGTTTGGGCAGCTCAACCGTGGGATTGTAGTTCGCACACCCATGCGGTTTACGTTTTGGACCGAGCAACACCAACGCCTTGGCTTGCGATGATTGACGGAGAGATGTACCCAGCAAAGTATCTTTTTACCGTTGATTATGCCGAAAACGAAATTGCTGATGACCCTGCTCAACACAAACAGTCACATGTTTTAGAGCTGCTTGATGCTGGGAAGTGGACTGGAAACATTGTCGCATTGCCAAATAATCGAGTAAGGGTTACTCACCCTGCGTGGTTTGAAACAGGCTCTGGTGCCCCCGACTTTAGACCATCACAACATATTCATTACAGCAAATCTGATCTAGACTACACGCTTGATGTAAATCAAGTGTTTAATAACTTATACGCAAGTGAAAAAAATGGCGATTAGCGGAAGCAAAGATTTTGAGTTAGACGTGGCTGATTACGTTGAAGAGGCATTCGAGAGATGTGGCCTAGAGCTTCGCACCGGCTATGACTTAAAAAGTGCGACTAGGTCTCTGAACTTGATGCTTGCTGAATGGGCTAACAGGGGCTTGAATCAATGGACAATAACTCAAAAAAGCATACCAATGATTCAGGGCACCGTCACTTACAATGTAGATAGCGTTAATCCAACGGCTACAATTGACGTGTTGGACGTATTTATTAGACAAACTATTGGTGGAGAAACCACCGATATGCCTTTGAGCAGGTTGTCTAGGTCCGAGTATTCAAACTTGAGCATTAAGACTACAACTGGCAAGCCTAATCAATATTTTATTGATAAGCAGATTAGCCCAACCATTACAATTTGGCCTTCCCCTGATTCCAGCTCCACATATACGGTTCTTTGCAATGTGTTAACAAGAATGGATGATGCGGATGTTGGCGCAAACACGCTGGAAATGCCTTTTAGGTTTTACCCGTGTCTGGCTGCTGGCCTTGCTTATTACATGGCTCTAAAAAGATCACCAGACAAGGTTAGTATGCTTAAACAACTCTATGAAGAAGAGTTTGAACGGGCGTTATCGCAAGACCAGACTCGCGTCTCATTTAGGGTTGCGCCAGATCTTCGCGGATACAATTTAGGCTAATGGCTTTTGCAAGCAACAAAAAAGCGTTTGGCATATGTGACATCACAGGCTTTCGTTATCGCCTGCGCGACATGAAAATGACGTGGGATGGGCTCTTAGTTGGCCCGGACCAATGGTCTCCCAAGCACCCTCAGTTAATGCCAAAGCCATCACCAGTTGATCCGCAGGCTTTAAAAATATCTAGGCCAGACCTTGCCGCTGACGGCAACGACAACAATTTCTTTTCTGTTTATACTAATGTTGGGAATGGAAAATTGGGCACAACTTTGCAAACTTTTGGACTTACTGTTAGTGTAGGTGCTGTGGAGGTAACTACGTCATGAGCTTCACTTTAGCTACATTAAAATCAACTGTGCAAGATTACTTGCAGGTCAATGAGACTACGTTTAACAACAACCTGAACACGTTTATTCAGGAAGCTGAGAGCAGAATCTTCAAAATGGTTCAGCTCCCAGAGCAAAGAAAAAACGTGCAAGGTACATTGAGCGTGAACAATCGGTTTCTGGCAACGCCAACCGATTATTTTTCGCCGTTCTCACTGGCTGTGATTGATAGCAATAACAAATACCATTATTTGGAGTTTAAGCACCCTTCGTTTATCAAGGAATATAGCCCCAACACAGCAACGGTTGGTCGGCCTAAGTATTATTCAATGTTTAGCGAAACTGCTTTTGAGCTTTCACCAACTCCAGACGCTGGCTATACGGCAGAGTTGCATTACCTGTATAAGCCCCCGTCACTGACGGCTGGCTCTGATTCAGGCACTACTGTTTTGTCAACGGATCACCCAGATCCATTGTTATATGGCACCTTGGCTGAGGCTGCTATATTCCTAAAGGAAGCCCCTGACGTAATAGGAACCTTCGAGGCTCGGTTCAAAGAAGGCATAACTCGGATGAAGAATCTGAGCGAAGGCCGTGGAACCAGAGACGAGTACAGGTACGACTTATTGCGGACAGGGATTACTTAATGGAAAAAATTGCAGGACTCAAAGGAAAAAAAATAGCAATAATCGGTCTGGGAACCTCTCAGATTGACTATGTAATTGGGTTGGAAAACAGTAAACAGTGGGACGAGACATGGTGCATTAATTCTGCATTAGCCGCTTTTGATTGCGACCGGGTGTTCATGATGGACCCTGCAAGCCGTTATCTAGATACTGAAGACGCTGGCAATCAAACCGAAGTCATGCGCCGACTCCTGCCCACCTTCGACAAACCAATTTATTCGTGTGAGCTAGATGACCGTGTTCCAGCAATTGTTGAGTACCCACTTGGCGAGATTGTAGAAAGCCAGCGGTGCGCCTACTTGAGCACAACGGTTGCATACACGATTGCGTTTGGCTTGTGGAATGAGGTCGCACACATGGACCTTTTTGGAATAGATTTTAGTTACAGGCACAATCTGCACTTTGCTGAGGCTGGCAGAGCCTGCGTTGAATTTTGGGTAAGCAAGTGCCTAAGCGAAGGCATTGGCATTGGAGTAAGCCCAAGATCATCATTATTAGACAGTGATGTTCCGCCAAATGAACGCCTGTATGGCTACCACCGCCTTGCAGACCCCTTGGTTGCTATGCCTGACTTAGAAGGTCAGTGGATACTATGCCCTCAATCAAAACTTGCAGAAATGATTGATAAGCATGACCTGAAGACTGTGCAGCTCCCGTCATCACCGGAGCCGTACAAAGGATGATTGAAAATCAAGAAGGTTTTAAGCTGGGTACGGTCATGGTTTCTACCACACACGGCAAAGGCCATGACCCAGAATTCTGGGCAGAGCAGGTAACCAATAAAATTGTCGGGATTAGTTCTCAAGCGGCACCGCACATTAGAGATCAGGCTGAGGCTTTCAGGCATCACATTTATCAGATAATATTGAGCGGAATGAAAAACAGCATTGCCTCAGATCGCGTGACGGTTTCTAATACGTTAAGAAATCAAGGCCATGCAAACATGGCTGACATTATCAAGGAGCTTTAAAATGGCGATCACTTCTGCAATATGCACTTCCTTTAAGCAACAGTTGCTTGTAGGTACTCACAACTTCACGAATGGCGGTAACTCATTTAAATTAGCGTTGTATACAAGCTCCGCAACTTTAGGTGCAGGCAGCACAGTTTTTGTGACCACTGGTCAAGCCTCTGGGACTAACTACACGACAGGCGGCTCCGCTTTAACAAATGTGACTCCATTTGCTACTGGCACAACTGGGGTATGCGACTTCAACGACCTTACGTTCAGTAATGCAACAATTACTGCGCGTGGATGTCTTATATATAATGACACCCAAGGCGACAAAGCTGTTGCAGCGGTAGACTTTGGTGGTGACAAGACCAGCACGGCTGGTGACTTTACGGTAGTTTTCCCGTCGCCAACAGCGACTGGTGCAATAATCAGACTCGCGTGAGGGCTCATGCCACTACAAGTAATAGACTTTCAACCCGGCATAAACAAAGAGGCCACCGATTACTCGGCTAAAGGCGGCTGGGTGGACGGAAATCTTATACGGTTTAGAAAAGGCCGTGTGGAAAAAGTTGGTGGTTGGACCAAACTGGGCACCAATTATTATCTAGGTCTTGGCAGGGCGTTGCACTCTTGGCTTTCTTTGGGCGGTACTAGATATCTTGGCGTTGGTACAACTTGGAAATATTACGTCGAGGAAGGCCAGACCTACTACGACATAACGCCAATTCGAGCAACAACCACAAACGGAATAACTTTTGCTGGGAGCAACGGTTCGTCAACAATAACAGCTACCGATAGCTCTCACGGGGCCGTGGTTGATGACTTTGTCACTATATCTGGTGCCGTATCTCTTGGCGGAGTAATTACTGCCGCTGTTTTAAATCAAGAATATCAAATCACTTCAGTACCAACCGTAAACACTTATACGTTTACAGCTAAAGATAGTGCTGGGGATGCGGTAGTAGCTAATTCTTCAGATTCCGGGAACGGAGGCAGCGGGGTAGATGGCGCTTACCAAATAAATGTTGGGCTAGATACGTTTCTTGCTTCTTCTGGTTGGGGGCTTGGGACTTGGGGCGCTGGTGGGTTTGGATCTTCTTCTTCAATTAGTGCGGTTAACCAACTTCGGTTGTGGACTCATGACAATTTTGGTGAGAATTTAATTATTAACCCTCGCGGCTCTGGCATTTACCGATGGGTAGAAAACAATGGAGTTAGCGTAAGGGCGCTTGAGCTTTCTGCAATTTCCGGGGCCAACCTAGTGCCCACGCTTGGGTTGCAAGTCATAACGTCTGAAACGGACAGGCATCTAATTGTTTTGGGTGCAGACCCAATTGTTAGCGGTGCTCGCTCAGGCGCATTGGACCCAATGCTGGTTGCCTTTAGCGACCAAGAAAATGAATTAGATTTTGAGCCAACGGCGACGAACACCGCTGGGTCGCTGCGATTGTCTTCTGGCTCGTTTATTGTTGGCGGCATCAAATCTCGCCAAGAGGTACTTATCTTTACGGATACCAGCCTTTATTCCATGAACTTTATCGGGCCTCCGCTAACCTTTGCAATTAACTTGGTTAACGAGGGTTCTGGATTGATTGGTCCAAAGGCCGCAACAAACGCTCCGAATGGCGTTTTTTACGCATCAAAAACTGGGTTTTATTTTTATAATGGATCAGTCAAGCGACTGCCTTGCACGGTTCAAGAGTATGTCTTTGATGACATTGATTTAGGCCAAGCATTTAAGTGCCACATGGGCGTGAACAGCGAGTTCAGCGAGGTGTGGTTCTTCTACCCAAGCCTTGAAGATGGGACTGGCGAGATCAGCCGATACGTCATTTACAATTACCAAGAAGATCATTGGTCCGTAGGTAGCTTGATCAGGTTTTCTTGGTTAGACGCAGGTATAGAAGACGTGCCTTATGCTGGCGCAACGTCCAGCAGTCAACAATGTATTTTCCAGCACGAAACTGGTTTTGACGACAATGCCAACGCCATGACAAATGTTTTTGTTGAGAGCGCGGACCTTGATGTTGGCTCTGGCGATGCTTTTAGCTTTGTTAAAAAAATAATCCCTGATATGAAGTTTGTAGTTGAGTCTGGAGAAAGCCCTGACCCAGCAATGAACATTCTTATAAAAAGCAGGGACTTCCCCGGTCAAAGTTTAACCACGGACTCTACGACTCAGGTCACGCCAGAAAGCACTTACAATAACGTAAGAAGCAGGGCTAGGCAGTTAGTTTTTCGTTTTGAAAGCGACGATGACAACTTAGAAGTAAACCAAAAAGGTTACAAATGGAGGTTAGGCTCTACGCGAATTGACATACAGTCAAGCGGTCGTCGTGCATGAGCAAGTTACTTGAAACTCGCCTTCCACTTGCTCAGGGTGAGGTTGCAAGCGCGGATCTTTTTAACAGGCTTGTCAGGGTTCTTGAGCTTAACTTAGGGTCTGTTGATCCAACTATCTCCCCACACTTTAATGCTACCCAAATTAGCGAACTCCAATTTGCAACGGGTGCTATAATCTTCAATACTACGAATAGTATCCATCAAGCGTGGGACGGCAATTCGTTCCGCGATTTGTATAGCCATCAATCTTATCCTGCAAGTCAGGTAATAACTTCGGCAGTTGGTTCTGTCACGGTGACAATATCATGAATGAATTTTTGCAACAGAGAATCAACGGACTGCTTGGCGACGAGATGCCAGTTATGGAAATGGCTGATGGTGGCACGGTCGGACCCGGCCCTGTTTCCAATTTTGAAATGGAATCTATCGAGGGCATGGATAACCCAGAGACCATGATGGCGCTAGATCAGGCGGCAGCCACTCAGTCAAACCCTAATGCAGATTTAGAGATGGCGATTAACGAGCTGATGATGGTTCGGGATCAAACCACTGATGAGGGCGAAGTAAAATACATAGACGGCTTGATCGAGTCTGCTCAGGTCGGCGCTAACGCTCCGATGGCAGATCTTGCTATGGAGCTTTCTCAGGCCGGTAGAGGCGGCGACGTAACATTGGCCCACCTCCGACCGGGCGAGGTTATACTGCCTCCAGAGGCGTTTGACGACCCAAAGTTTGAGTCGCTCATTGAAAGGAAATTTAAAGAGCTCGACATGGACCCAGAGGCTTATGTTGTTGGCTCTGGTATTGCCAGCCTAAACCCAATTACTGGTTTAGAAGAATTTGGTTGGCTGAAGAAGAGTTGGAAAAGTGTTAAAAAAGTTGCTAAAAAAGTAATTGAGCCCGTAGCAAAGGTTGCTCAGTTTATCCCCGGCCCTTGGCAGGTTCCAGCGGCTCTATATACCAAGGCGATGACGGTATATAACGTAGCTAAAGGTCGAGCAAGCCCTCTGGCGTTGGCAAGTCTTATGTCTCCACTACCCGGAGGCAATGCGGCAGGTAGTGCGGCAGGTAGTGCGGTAGGTAGTGCAGCCTCAAGTGCAGCCTCAAGTGGAGGGATAAGTAACCTGCTATCTAAAGCTGGCGACTTTGTATTTGAAGGCGCAACACCGGGCAACTTGTTTACAAATACGGCTGGAGCAATAGGCAAGGGAATAGGGTCTATTGGAAAAGGTATATCAAACGTGGGCGACTTTGTATTTGAAGGCGCAACACCGGGCAACTTGTTTACAAATACGGCTGGAGCAATAGGCAAGGGCGTAGGCAAAGTTGGAGATTACATTTTTGAAGGCAAGACTCCGGGCAATTTAGCCTCGAACTTAGGCAGAGATGTTTTCGGCATGGCTGACCCTCGTGCTGTTGATTCTGCCGCTACTGGAGGGGCTTACACGGTTCAAGCTGGCGACACGCTTGGTGAGATAGCTCAAAAGCAGGGAATATCCCTAGACAAGCTTGCTGAATTTAACAAAATAACCGACCAAGATTACATACAAGTAGGCCAAGTTTTAAATCTTCCCGGAGCTGGTGGCAATGTTGTTAATAATCTTGCAAATGCTGCCGCAAATGGAAGTCAAAAAGGCGGTTTTGGTGCAATGCTTGGTCGAGCTATAAGCGGCACACCGGGGGAGCAAACTCCATTCCAAGAGTTTTTGGATGACCAGTTAGGTCTTGATCCAAATGGCGGTGGAGTGTTTAGACTTCTTGGTGGTGGCCCAGAAAACACTGGCGGCAGAGGCGGCTTGATGGGAAGTCTTGGGGGTATTTTCGGCGGCGGTGGCGGCGACGGCGGCGGAGGTTTCAACCTTGGAGCGTTAGGCGCTGCGGGTATTGCTGGTTTGTTGGGTAAGCTTGCCTACGATGAAGCCAAAGACAGGAAGGGCGTTCCCCTTACGCCATTGACTCAGATGAATGCGGCGGGACGCTACAACATTGAGGCGGAAGTTGCTCGCAGAATGGGCGAGCCAGCCCCTGACCCAGTAGAGTTTGGTTTATTACCTGCTGGCACATTGCCTACACTAAGCGGCGGACGCGCACCCACTACGGCTCAAGCTGCACTTGAGCAACAGAAAGCAACTGGAATGCGCTATGGCGGTCCAGTTATGGCTTACAGAAAAGGCGGTGAAGTAAAAAAGTACGCTGACGGCGGCACGGTTTACACTGATGAGGTAGACCTAGAAGAATTTGAAGAGATGGCTGGCGGCATTGATGGGGAAGGCACTGAGGTCAGTGATGATATCCCGGCAATGTTAAGCGATGGCGAGTTTGTCATGACAGGCCAAGCGGTTAGAGGCGCAGGAGCCTATGACTTAAAGCACAAGAATGGCATCATAACGCTAACCCCGAATGGTTCAGAAAGCCGTGATGGCGGAACCAAGTTGATGTACGAAATGATGGACCTATTTTCTGAGTTTGCAGAAGAACCGAGGGAAAGCTAATGATTATGACCCCCGCAAGGATTAAACGGTATCAAGAGGGCGGCGACGTAATGCCTTACGTTTCTGGTGTCCGAAGAGACGACCGTTCTATGGACCCAATCATGCAACAAATGTTGTTTGGACTGGGAGGTCAGGGAGGATTTATTCCCGGCGCGATGCGAGCGGCAGAGCGTACATTCTTTGATGAGCAGGGCCGACCAATAGTTGTGCCTCAAGAAATTGCAGGCTTTAGTCCAGATCAAATATCAGCAATGAACCTTGCTCGCGGGTCTGTTGGCTCCCAGCAACCATACTTAGATGAGGCGCAGTCGGCGTACCAACGTGGTGTAGGGGCGCTAGGGCAGGGCAACGAGGCTCAACTAGAAGCTCAAAGGCAGGCGATGGCCTCATTACAAGGCGGTGCCGCAGAAGAAGGGCTTCAGCGTCAGGCTGGCCTTACATCTGCACTTGGCGGGATTGATCAGGCCAGAGACTTGTCTCAGGGCGCTTACGACCAATTCGGCAGGGATCTGTCAGCTCAACAGGGATATCAAAGCGGTGCCGTGGATCAGTACGGGAACGCACTTGGCAAATCGACAGAGATGCTTCGCGGAACCACTGGCGCTTACGATCAGTCAATGACTGACCAATTTTTCGACCCTTATGAAGAGCGAGTGGTGCAACAAACCATTCAGGATGCGGTTAAAGGCGCAACACAACAAGACATCGGACAGGTTGCCAGAGACATTGGCTCTGCTGGCGAGTCTGCATTTGGCTCTAGAGCACGTCTAGGGGCCGCTGAGAGAGCCGAAGCCCTTGGGCGCGGCTTGGCTAAAGAGGTTGGCGGGATACGGTCAGCAGGCTTCCAACGTGCCCAACAGGCAGGTATGGGTGAATTCGCTAGACAGCAACAAGCTCAACGCACCGCTGCATCAGGCATGGCTGGTTTAGCAGGCCAGCAGTTTGGCGCTCAACAAGGCTATGGCGGTCTTATGGGCCAACAAGCACAGCAAAGGCTTGCAGCAGGTACTGGCCTTGGTCAGTCTATGTTTGGCTTCGGTCAGGCAGGTCAGGCTGCAAGAACTGGCGCAGGTCAAGCGGCACTCGGAACCGCAGGCCAATTGGCTCAGGGTTACGGCGCATTAGGCGGAGTACAGGGCCAGATAGGTCAGAATATGTTTGGTGCCCAACAGGGTTATGGCGGATTCCTACAGGGTCTAGGTCAGCAAAGACAAGGCGCTACTGCCGCTGATGTTAATATGCTTTCTGGCATGGGTGGAATGCAGCAGCAAATGCGTCAACAGCAGTTAGACGCTCAAAGAGCTGGGTTGCTACAGGCGCAGCAAGCGCCACTAAATCAATACAATGCCTTAATGCCGTTTATGGCTATGGCAGGCCAACAGACTGGTCCTAGCACGGTGCAAACTAGCTACGCGCCACCACCAAGCCCACTACAGGCTGGACTTGGCGTTGGGTTGGGTGCTTTGGGTGCTTTGGGTAATTACTTTAACCAAGGCGGTCAGCAGCCAACAAATACAACGTATGGTCAGCAGCCAACAAATACAATGTATAGGTTGCCGCAACCACAAGGATAACAATATGTCGATAAATGAAGTTGACCTTTTTGGTGACTCAGCCGCAGGCACAAACCTGCAAGGACTTGACCTTGGGCGACCAGATCCTGTAGCAAACAACGCTAACCAAGAGCCCGTACCGGGAGTTAATTCTGCCTATATGACAATGCTCCAGCAGGCGTTAAAGCCTGTTGATTACGACAAACAAAGCGCCCTATACAATCAACGACTACAGGGGCTGTACCAAGACGCGCCTGCGCCTAACTTCTACGACCTGATGAGCGATCTAGGCGCGGGTATCTTATCCCAGCCAATGGATGCTGGCCCATACACGGGCATGGCTGCTGGATTTAGGACTTTTTCTGAGCGTATGAGACAAGACAAGTTCGAGCGCCGCAAGCAACGTCAATCGATTGCGTTAGAAGCTGCCAAACTTGCTATGGATGACGAGCGCAAGGCTGAAGAAAGAATTCAAACCTTTGCTATGGATATGATTAAGAACCAAAGCATAGACGAGCCAGACCTGATTACTCTTAGCTATAACGAAAAAGACGAGAGCGGAGAGTTCACAGGCAAAAAAATTACCCGAAGCTTTGATAAAAATATAAGTGCGAAAAAAATAAGACAGATACTGGCGCAACAAGGCGGCACGGTTGTCTCTGATCTGCCTGATGCAAGCGACGAGTCTGAGCTTGACAAGGTGTTAGCAAAAAATCTTGGAAAAGACATTACATTGCTCGGTGAGATAGAGGATGTTGCAATAGCGGCTGGGGATAATATTTTAAACGCTGAAAGAATTGCTGGCGACCTTGGGCCAAAAGGCTTTGGTGTTGGTCAGCAGCTTTCGCTACCACTGCGTCAGTTTGCCAACTCAATTGCGCCTTGGATGAACATTGATACGAGCAAACTTTCTCGGCAGGAGGCGCTTGCGACTGTGACTATGGGCTTTGTTATGTCTAACGTAGCACTGACCAAGGGTGCGGTTTCAGATAAAGAGATGGCACTTTTCCAAGCGGCTGCACCATACCTCGGTCAAACGTATGAAGGCTTTATGTTTTCCTTAGACCTTCAAAAAAGAGCTAACGCCAAAAAAACCGAGTATGTCCGAGAGTATCGGTTAGAACTTGATCGCTTAACCAAAGAATACGCCGACAACGGATTGATGCTAAAAGGCTCTGCGGCATCCAACCACATGAATAACTGGAAGTCTTCTTGGCGCGAACAACAACGCGGAGCGTTCTTGACTAAAGGGGACAGGGAAAATATTGCCAAGTATAGGAAGGAAGCTGTTGCCGCAGGGCTTAGTGGCGATTATTCAAAGATGGAAGAAGATTTTGAAACAAGAAGAAATGCGTTCTTGTTGAAAAACAGTCAGGCAAACAATCAAGCTGCTGGTGGTGGCAAGTCAAAAATACAGGTTATGCGAGAAAGTATCTTGAGAGATTTTGACAATGGCGACCTTACTGAAGCTCAAAGAGACCTTTTACTTGATCGATTGGAGAATAGCTAATGGCTTCCTTTGAAGAAAACCTAGCTGCTATAGATGCTCTTCAGACTGGCGAAGAATATTTAATTGGTGATCCCGAATATGCAATGCGAAAGGCAAAGGCTGGATTGTTCTTTGATGATAACGCTATGTTGGAGTTTTTAGCGGCTGAACGGTTCCCGGATGATGCTTCTGGCGTTCTGCGATACACCATGAAAGATGGTGAAATCTATTACGAAGACTATGACGGTAAATTAAGAAAAGAGTTTGAGAGCCCAGAAGACGCTGGCGTTCTTGATGAGTACGTTACGCCCAACTTGGTTCCCTCCACAACTTTTGTTGCAGATATGTATGGCGGCATTAAAGGGGCTGAAAAGGGTTTTAAGGCCGGACTTGCCGCTGCTCAGAAGTCTCCGGTTAAACACCCACTGGCACTTTCTGCAATTGTTTTGGGATCTACTGCTGCTGGCGGAGTGGGCGGTAATTTACTTGTAGGCGGCGCTGCAAGAACCGGCAGGATGGCATTGATAGATCAGTTCTACAACTTGCCCCCGGAAGAGCTAGAGGCGGCAGCAATAGACCTTGGAATTTCTTCGGCGTTCTCAGCAATGCCATTTGGCGCTGGCCCAGCAAAAAACATCATGCAAAAGTTTCGCGGAAGAGAGGACGCTTTAAAGCAACTTCTTTCACTGAAGCAAGGCGTTCAGGGCACCATAGATGATGCCGCAAAAATGGGTATTGATCTGACACCGGCAGAAGCGGCAAATATAGCAACTAGCTCTGGCGCAGCCGCAATAAAGCTTCAATTTTTTCTTAGCCGACAACCAACGATTGTAAAAATACAACAGTTCTATGGTTCTCGCGCACAAAAAGCGCGTGAAGCTGTAAATGTTTTTGCAGGGAAAATGGGGTCAGGCGTTACAAAGGCATACGGATCAGTTGCTGAAAGGGTTGCTGCTGCATCAGAGGCAGCAATGAAAGAGCTGACAGACAGAAGAAAGGCTAGGGCTGGAGAGTTATACAGCACAATAAGAAACGCCCCAGATCCTGCTCAGGTGGACACTTCTAANNTTATCGCAGAGCTTAATTNAATAATAGACGACCCAAAGAGACCAGAATCTTTGAGGGCAGCAGCTACCGGGTTCAGATCATCGTTGATGGAAAGAACGGTAAACGAAGCTGGCGAGGAAGTTGAAATACCCCTGACAAATTTAATGGATATCCATGACCGCAGAACTACGGACATGGAGGCGATAGTTAAAGCCAACCTAGACACCAGCAACGCCCAAACTGTAATCGATTTGCGAAGGCAGGTAACCGACCTACTGGGAGAAGCTGACCCGCTGTACGATTTAGCTCGCAGGGTGTATGACCCAACCAAACCAAATTTGCAAGCAACGGAAAGGTCTGCCATTGGCAAAATTTCAAGGCTATTTAAGAGCGGTGATAAAGGCACGGCAAAAGCTGTTCAAGAAATTTTTAATCCAGACGTTTCTACAAGATCATTAAGAAACGCCAGAAGGGTTTTACAAGCTCAAGACCCTGAGCTGTGGAAAGACGTAAAGAAATATTACATCAACGCAAAGTTAGATGACTTCACTAAAACATTTACGGTTGAACAGGGACTGCCTCAGTTTCAAAGGTTTTTTGCGACACCAAAGAATAAAGCCATGATGGAGGTGTTGTTGGAGCCAGAAGAGTTTCAAAACTTCAACAAGCTGATTGGTTTTTTAGACTTGGCTTTAAACAAAGTCCAAAAAGGCGCTTCGGACACTCAAATGTTGCAAGGTTATGAAAAGGTTATAGCAAGAGACGCGGGTGGAATTGGCACCGATGCGTTAGCTCTTGCTCTTGCCGCAGTTAGGATCCCCGGAAGACTACTAAGTGGGTCGTTTGGTGATGGTATTGTTGCAAGCATTGCGATGAAGCAAAAAGAAGTTTACTTCGACAAAATTGTTGACGTAATGTTGAACGCACCTGATGCCAGCAAGTCTATTGATGAAGCGTACAATTACTTCTCAAGGTTAGAGGCTATAGCGCCCCAAGCTGGGCTAAGAGTTGGTGAAGAGGCGGTTGAGGCTGCTACCGATCTTGGTGAACAAGAGTATAGGCCCACAGATCAACAAAGAGAGCGAATGCTTCAACAACTTGAGCAAACGCAAAAGTCGCCAATATCTTCAATCGATGTGCCTATTTTTGAGCAATTACCTGCAACCCAAGGTCCATCTGAGATTAACCCTGCCATGTCACCAACTGTGTTGCCCTCAGCCGAGGACAGGGAGCTGGCTATGCGTCGGCAGGACTCAAAAGGGATTGCTGGTCTAATGTAGGATCTTGCTGGGTGGGTGATGCGACAATCATTGCACCCTGCACATCCCAGTCAAAGTCGTACCCCATGTGAAATTCACCATCGACATCCATCATGAGGTTTCGACTTATTAGGCGCAGCAATGCAGCCTGCTGGTGCATGGTTAACCTACCAAACAACTCAATGACTTCGCTGGCCTCCATGACGGGCCTATAGCTTTGCGGGACCACTTGGTGTTGTTTTTTAAAAAAGTTTCTCAAAATTTTTCTCTCGGCGTAATCAAGCTTCCTCGATTTTTTTCGCCAAAAATTAATTTATGCTCGTTCTCAATAAGAACCTTGAGCTGATCAATCCTTGATCGGTATTCATACAGGCAAATGTCTTCAAGCAAGTCGTAAGTGGCTTGATCCACTGCAAGTGATTTCCTCTTCTGTCTTTCAGAAACAGAAGCATTTTTAATAGTTTCCATGACATTCCTAGTCAAAATTTTGTATAGTGTACAATGGTATACAACCTTGCACAAACACTATGTACGAACTAAAAAATTATTTATTGTCCATGCAAAGCCACTGGATGGTTAACCAGCCGCTGTATGAATCTATACAAGAGTCCATGCCTGAGATTGCCCGGTTCAGGGCAAAGGATGGCACAGAGAGTTTGCGTAAGGTTCCAGCGTTAAAACATTGCAAGCGGGTGTTCCCTGACATATGGAAGGTGCCCCTGCTCAGGCGGCAATACTGCAAGCTTTTGGTTGAAGAGCTGGAGCACATGAAGAAGGAAATAGGGTTCGAGCCTAACGACGATGAAGACATGTTGCGTCAGATCCCTGAAATCGTCCTTAAAGAGCACTCACCTGAGTTGTATAGGGCTATGTGGAACATAGTTCAAAACGTCCTTAATCCGTTGTTTTGGTGCCTTTACCAACGCGATTGCGCCGAGATTTCGTCAGTGCAAATAGCCAACTACAATATCAAGGAAAAAATTCAGGGCGCTTGGCACCACGATGAGAGCTCAGACATCAGCGTGGTGATTCCGTTGAACACCGGAGACTACAAAGGCGGAGGCACGGAGTTTCATAATCACGGGGTGCTGAACCCGCTGCCCACAGGCCATGCCCTGATCTTCCCGTCATTCTCTAATCTACATCGCGGGTTACCCGTCGATTCGGGTGATCGATACCTATTGGTTTTCTGGCTGCACGACCGCAAACGATTGATTGAAAACAGCCAGCTTTTGATGGAGTAAATTAATTTAATTTAATTGTATAAACTTGTATACATCGACACGGAAACCTGTAAAATGGAGGACATACACAACAGGGAGAAAGATGATGATCAAACTTGTTAAAAAAGCAGACGCATTCTGGGCTGGCAACGGCTTTGGCAACGAAACCGCTGAATGGGTTGTCAAAGGGGCGGAAGACATTATTGTCAGAAAAAGCGGGTTTAGCTGGACTGCCACAGAAAACGGTGCGCGAATTGTCAAAGGCGCACCAACAAAAAAAGAAGCCCTTGAATGGCTCGCAGACAAGCGCCCAGAGCTTGTCTCTTAACTCCAACTGAAGAGGCTGGGTAGTCCCCAGCCGAAACCGAAAGGTCTTGGAAAACTACAACAAAAGGAAGAAGAAGATGCTGGTATTGAAGATTGATCAAATGAACCGAAACGACATGGTGAAGATTGCTGAAGCATCTTCTGCCAAGATGACCGCTGAGATGGAAGCTTTCTTAGCCAAGCTAATCGAAGACGGCAAGTACGCCAAGCCTACCGAAGACGAGTTCGATTTGTTTGACGAGTTGTTTGATGAGATGGAGGCCGCATAAGCGGCCTTTTTTTTTGCATTTATTTACATTTAATTGTATAAACTTGTATACATCGACACGGAAGTCAGTATAATAGATGCCATCAACAACGAAAAGGAAGAAGAAGATGACAAATCGAGTAAGAACAAATTCATATTGCGAGTACGTCACAGTAAGCACGATGGCTGAGTGTGTTGGTGGAATCGGCTACGGCAGCGAGTTGTACTTGGCCCTCTGGAATTCTCTGGATCACGCCAAGGCACCAGTCTTAAACGATGATTACGAGGATCGGGAATCACAACTGGACAGGATCTCAGTCAAGGCGCTGTGGAAGTGCTTCGACGATGGGCAGCGCAGAGAGATCAACGCGCTACTGGCAGCGGAGTTTCGCAACATCTAGTTGATTCAACAAAGCGCATTCGCTGAGTGCGCTTGATTGAGCTAACAAGGAAAGAGGTAGTGATGAAAGAAGTAAGACAAGAAGTTAGAAGCCTAAGTCGTTCACAAGAAAAGGCTATGAAAAAGAACCGCGAAAAACGCCAGCGGCGTCTAAACAAAAAAGCAATTGGAGGTGGGTATTAAAACTTTGAAACTAATAAAAATCGCAGATGGTCGAAACACTGGCGCAGTTTTGGATGGTACGCCGGTTAATTTTTCAGCATGGTTTGTGG